TACTAGGGTTGGCCACAGGTCTAAGATTATATTTTCAGGTGACTTCAAACAAACTGACCTAATTAAGAGTAATAAAGACCAAACAGCTTTTCATAGTTTCTTAGAAGTGGCTCGTAAGATGCCATCCTTTCAGGAGAATTATTTTACTCCAGATGATATTGTCCGTAGTAGCTTAGTGAAACAATGGATTGTAGCATGTGAACAACTAGGTTATTGATATGTTTAATTATTGCCCACCAAAAGAGATTCCAAAAATCGAATCTCAAACTTTTCCTGACGGAAAAAGATATTATGTAACACCAGAAGGTAAGAAATTACCATCGGTGACCACGGTGGTGGGTGCTCAAAAGAAACAGTCCATCATGGAATGGCGGCACAGAGTTGGTGAAGAAGTTGCTAACAAAATCTCCAAACACGCTACATCCCGTGGTACAAATATGCATACTTTGTGTGAACATTATTTGAATAATGAGCCAAAGCCACCAGGTGTTGTGATGCCGGATGCGAAGGAAATGTTCATATCAATCAAACCATACCTAAACAAGATAAATAATATACACTATCAAGAGGTTGGCCTATGGTCATCACAACTTGGATTGGCTGGCCGTGTGGACTGTATTGGTGAATATGAAGGACAGTTATCAGTTATCGATTTCAAGACTTCAAAAAAGATCAAAAATCGTGAAGATATTTTAGATTATTTTTGGCAATGTACTGCATATGCATTGATGTATGAGGAATTGATTGGTCAACCTATTGATGATTTGGTAATTATCATGGCCGTGGACAATGAACAACCAATGATTTTCAAAGAAAAAACACAAGACCACATTGAAGGGCTTGTAAAAGCTATTGATTTTTACCACAAAAATAGCTGATGAAATAAATAGATAATAAAAACAAGGAAAAATAAATGGTAACAAGGGCAGCAGGAACAGGTCCAATCAGTTTATCTGATATAAATGTTGAATTGGGAAAAAATGAAACTGACACGATTGGTTTGGGTCAGCTAGATGTTCGTCAGTTGTCTAGAGTAAATGCTCCGCCATTTCAAATGTTTAATTTGTTTTCAAAATACAGAGGTGCGACCATATACGGAATCTTTGTTTTTGGAACTCAAGGCGGTAGTGTTATACCTATCAATGTAAGTAATAAATTGTCGAATTCGGGTTCGATTGCTGCTGATGTTACAACAGCTGGCCCAGGTAGAGAAAGTGCTGTTGGCACATCATATGGACTTGATAAAGGCATTGTTGTATATGGTATATACAGAGGTCAATCACCAGCTTATAAAAACTTAAGCAACTTAATTTCAAACACTGGTGTAGTAGCTAGCGACACTTCAATAGTTGGTACACCTAGAACAGAATCTTCTGGTAGCAAATATGGTTACGACAAAGCAATTGTTGGTTTTGGTTTTGCTGGAAATAATGGACCTGCAACACCTGTAAATGGTGTAATAAATGTATTTAATTTGATAACAAATACTGGCGTTCTTGGTAGTGATAACAACACTTCCGCCGCATATAGATGGGGTGCTGCATGTGCGCCACATAGTTATGATAAAGCTGTATTTGCTTTTGGAGCTATTCTTAATAGCAATAGTACACTAACATTCTTAAACTCCTTTAATCAAGTAACAAATACTGGCGTTATTGGTAGTGATACAATCGCCACAGGTACTACAGCTAGACACTTCTTAGCTGCAGCTGGTTATGGCGACACTAAAGCAGCTTTTTTTGGTGGTCAAACAACTGCACTTGGTGGTTGGACAAATGGATTAAGTTTGATGGAAGGTGGTGTTACACTTGCTCAGTATACAACCACAGTGACAGGTCGTTCATATCATACTGGTTGTACATATAATGTCACTAATGCAACATTTGCATGGGGTACTAGCTCTGGTGTTTTCAACGGTTTAACTGGAGCTTTAAGATTGAATAGTTTAGGATCATTCATCACCAGTGGCACTAATCTCGGCACAACCAAAACAGCTGTAGCTGGTGTTGCATATTCAAATTTCGTTTAATATTTTTTTATTTTTTTATGGAGTGGTTTGATGCCAGCAAAATTAAATTCTGAATTTAACTATCGTTATCAAGTAATTGGTGAAACGGTTTGGGAAAAGATTAAAACTCTAAAAGGGTTTTTGGAAGGTAGGCTTCGCTCGGCCGAATTGGAAAAAGTTTCAGAAATGAAACATCGAGCAAAACTAATGGAATTGCAAAATTTAAAAGATACTAATGCATTACCACATGTTATACTTAGCATGGAAGCGGACATTTTAGAATTTGAATCTAGTTTACAGATTCAGAATGAAGCATTTGAATTGAATAGACAAGAGATTAAAATTTTAGAAAAATTATTGGCAGAATGTTATGAGATTGCTGAACCAACCAGAATAAAACATCCAGATGGTACACCATATACTGATGAAGAAATGTTTGAGGCTAATGCGGCTAATGAATTTACTGCAATGATTGGTAAAGAAATTTATGCGGAGGTTATGACATTCGGACATCCATCACCTGCAAAACTTCGTAATGCAATGTCAAATCCTCATACATGGAAAGCATTGCAACAAATTGGATTAATTCCAGAACAATCGTTTATGTTGGTTGGAAGTAATGATCCACTTAAAATTGGATTTGAAAAAATAGTGACCTCAGCAAATACTTATAATGTGAAGTTATGGTTGTATGAAGCAACTAGAAAAGTGTTCTGGACGGGGGTGCAAATCCCCCCAGCTCCACCAAAAGTATAAAGGTCTGCGCCGTGCGATAATGAAGATGACTAAGGTATCACGGACATCCAAATAATCCAAACCAGTATACTTTTGATGGGGCTGCATAGTTTCGACAGGGCAACAAGTACAGAAGTGGACAGCTCATCAGAGAAGATGTTAAAACTAAATCAAAGTAAACGCAGCTAATGATAGCCGCTTCGCTCTTGCCGCTTAAACGGTAATCGAATGGGGATTTGTAGGTTGTTCCTTATTAACCAAACAATCTACTTTAACTTTATTTGGAATGCCTTTTCTTGCAGAAGGTTTTCCAAGTTTAATTAAACTAAGTTTTTGTCGTTGTTCAATTGACATTGGTTTACCTTTGTTTATAGGAATAGAACCTTTCTTACGACCATTTTTGAGATTGTAGTATTTTTTACCAAACTCAGATTCTTTAATCATACGAAGTAGTCTTACCTCTTCTTTTCTGGCTGACTTCCTATCATTAAAGGTTTTGATAATTTTACGTTTGAAATCATTTGGTCTATATTGATATTCTCCGTTAAACCAACGGGATGAAGATACATAACCATCGGTTATTTGTCCTTCATGCATACCAACATAGAACATTTTTCGGCAATTGTCGTACCAGATGTATAAAAAGTATTGCATTATTATCCTCCAAGATATATAATGTATTTAGTAAAAGCAAACTTTCAAGTTCGCATTTACTTAGGGTTTCGGTTGGTTTCCTCGTAACAGAATAACCAACCATTTTTTTAACTAAGGAGTTTTAATGAAGAAAATCGCAATCGCAAGTTTAATTGCAGTCGCCGCAGCCGCACAGGCCGGTGGTTTTGTTTCGTATGGTGTTGACCAAGTTACTAACCGAGTAAGCAACCAACAAAGTATCGCACAATATGTTCGTGCTGGTACTACATTAGGTGGTTTGAATCTTGGATTACAAAATCGTAATGCACGTACCAATGATAACCAATCTATGTTCAATAGTTTGGAACTTACCGCAGGTAAGACAGTTTTCGGTATCAACCCATTTGTTGGTGTTGGATTCGATAATGGTGGTAACGGTGCAAAACCATATGAGTATGGTCTAGTTGGTGCAAACGCTGGCGTTAAGGTTGGTCCTGGTTATGCCATGGCTGGCGCTAAGACCCGTGTAAACTGGGACAGCGCAAATCCAAAACAATCTGTAGTATTTGCTACTTACGACATGCCAGTTATCAGCAAAGTATCTGTTGGTTTGGGTGTTAGCCAAAGCTACCAAGACATTCAGGAACGTGCAGTAGGACTTACAGTATCCGTAGGCTTCTAAATAGACAATGGGTTATGGGTTCCCAATAAAAACCCCCACACACTTTACACACAGGAGAAAACCATGTCAATGACACCCTTTGAAATACGTCTTGAGCTTTTAAAAATGGCAAGAGATATGATATATGATGAGTATAAAGCACAAAGAGATAAAATTTCGCAAGAATGGAACACTCAATGTGACGCAGCAAAAGCCAAAGGTGAACCACCACCCCTACATCCGGCTTTACCACAAACTCCCTCAGAAACAGAAATTATCAGCAAGGCTCAAACCTTGAATGGTTTCGTGTCTAACATTCCTATGGAACTTCCAAAAGTTACCAAGAAAT